TGATCCTAATGTAGCTACAGGAATGACAGGAGCACCTTCATGTGGTGATGTTATGCGTCTACAACTTAAACTAGATGGAGACTTGATAGAGGATGTTAAGTTTAAAACTTATGGTTGTGGTTCAGCAATAGCATCGAGTACTATGTTTGTAGACATGCTTAAAGGTAAGACAGTAGCAGAAGCTAAACAAATCAAAGATAAAGATATAGCAGAAGCTTTACAACTGCCTCCTATTAAACTACATTGTAGTGTACTAGCAGAAGAAAGTATATCTAAAGCAATTGAAGATTGGGAAAGTAAGTCTGCTTATAGAAAACACAATCAATAAATGTATAGAATAATATTATTAATATTACTCTTAACAAGTTGTAGTGTTTATCAACCATTAAAAGGGCTTTGTTACACAGATAAAAAGGGAACGTATATGTGCCCTAAAGAAAAATGAAAGAAGGATATATTAAAAGAAAGACATCAACTATCCCCTTTGGATATGAAACAAGTGATGTAGAAGGTTATTTAAAGCCTGTACAAGAACAAATAGATGCTTTAAACTTAGTATCTGAAATGGTACACGGTGATGAAATAAGTTTAGCTGTAGCTGTTGATTGGCTTGAAGCGAGTACAAATAGAACTATGTCTCGCATGGGATTAAAGAAACACGTAGATAAAAAGTATGACAGACAAGAAGAAGACTACAGAAATAAATTCAATTCAATACTTGACAGATTCTAACGGAGACCCTATACTTAATAAGGACGGATCACCTCGTAAGAAAGGAGGAAGACCTAAAGGGTCTAAATCTAATTACAGTTACTCTTCTGCACAAAAGAAAAAGATAACTGCAAGAAGAGCTTTAAAACAAAAGAGGAGTACAGTTGACAAACTCGAAAAAAAGTTACGATCCAAAAAAACAAATTCTCAAACAACAAGAAACGACAATCAAAAAGTTTGAGAACGCATCGGATGAACAAACAGTATCAAGGCAGGGGAAGGTAGTAACAAAATCTGAAGTTAGTTCTCTCCCTGATTCAGTACAAGAACATTTAGATGCAACAAATGCTTTCGTGGCATTTATGCCTAACGAAGGTCCACAAACAGATTTTTTGGCAGCAGACGAAAAAGATGTCCTCTACGGAGGAGCTGCCGGTGGTGGTAAAAGTTTTGCAATGTTAATAGACCCATTGCGTTACTGTCACGTTAAAGGACACAGAGCCTTAATACTTAGAAGGTCTATGCCAGAGTTAAGAGAACTCATAGATAAAAGTAGAGAATTATATCCAAAAGCTTTTCCGGGAACTAAGTTTAGAGAAGTAGAAAAGATTTGGAATTTTCCAAGTGGTGCTAAGATAGAGTTTGGTTTCTTAGAAAAAGATGCAGACGTTTATCGTTATCAAGGACAAGCATACAGTTGGATAGGATTTGATGAGATTACTCATTTACCCACTGAGTTTGGTTGGAACTATTTAGCTTCCAGACTTAGAACAACTGATCCGTCTATTAAGACTTATCTACGTTGTACTGCAAACCCCGGTGGTGTTGGTGCTCATTGGGTTAAGAAAAGATATTTAGAATCAGCAGAACATAATAAATCATTTGTAGGTTCTGATGGTTTAACAAGAAAGTTTATTCCGGCTAAGTTATTGGATAATCCATACTTAGCTAAGGATGGTGAGTATGAACGAATGCTCCTTTCACTACCTCCAATACAAAGAAAACAACTATTAGAAGGTAACTGGGAAGTAAATGAAGGAGCAGCTTTCGTTGAATTTGATCCATCTATACATGTAGTTACTCCTTATGAACTACCCTTACATTGGGAAAGAGTTAAAGGAATTGACTACGGTTACGCTTCGGAAAGCTGTTGTCTCTGGGCTGCGATTGATCCTCAAGATAAGACCATCATTATATATAGAGAATTATACCAAAAAGGTCTTACAGGAGAAGCTCTCGGAACTCAGATAACAGAAAGAGAACAAGACGAATATCGTTCTGTTCCCGGAGTACTAGATACTGCTGCTTGGGCAAGAACAGGTTATACTGGTCCTACCATAGGTGAAGTTCTGATAAAGGCAGGACATAAACTTAGAAGAGCAGATAAAAATAGAATAGCAGGTAAAGTGCAGATACACGAATATTTAAAACAACCTACTCCTGAAAGTAGACCACGTTTAGTAATATTTAACACTTGCCCTAATCTAATTAAAGAATTACAAAATATACCTTTATCAAAAACAAATCCTGAGGATGTTGATACGCATGCACAGGATCATGCTTATGATGCGTTAAGGTATTTAATAATGAGTAGACCTAGAATGGACGATCCAATTATGGAAATGTTACGTTTAAAAGATCGTGCATTTAAAGCTTCTGATTCTACTTTCGGATATTAATATGGAAGAAAATACATTTCTAAATGCTGATAACATCTACGAAGAAGTAGAAGGTGAACAAGGTAAAAGTTTAAATTTAGCAATAGATCAAAAACAAAACTTAATAGGTTTAATACAAACTCGTTTTTCTAATGCAGAAAGATCAAGACTAGGAGATGAAACTCGTTGGTTAAATTCGTATCAAAACTTTAGAGGACTTTACGGATCAACAGTTAAATTTAGAGAATCTGAAAAGTCTAGAGTTTTTATTAAAGTTACTAAGACTAAAACAGTTGCAGCATATGGACAGCTTATAGATGTTTTATTTGGTACAGGACAATTTCCTATATCAGTAAAAGAAACTAGATTGCCTGAGGGCATAGCTAAAGATGCTCATATAGAGCTTAATCAACCCGGAATGGGTATTGAAGGTCCTGAAGAAGGTGGTATTGATGTATCACAAGTACCAGTAGAAAAAAGTCCTTTTGATGTAGGCTTTGAAGGTGATGGAAATGTTTTAAGACCCGGAGCTACTTTCTTTAGTGGTGAAAACTTTTTAAGTTCACTAGAAGATAACTACACAGATAAAGATGGTAATGTTGTTCTAACTGAAGGTGGTAGTTTAATAGGTCTTCCAGAAATTAATCCTGCACAGAAAGCTGCAAGGAACATGGAAAAACTTATCCATGATCAACTTGAAGAATCAAATGGTGTTTCAGAATTACGAAATGCTTTATTTGAATCAGCTATGTTAGGTACTGGAATACTTAAAGGACCATTTAGTTTTAATAAAACAGTTCATAGATGGGTACAAGGAGAAGAAGGTAGAGAATATAAACCTTCTCATGTAAGAGTACCTAAAGTAGAATTTGTAAGTTGTTGGGATTTTTATCCTGATCCAAATGCAACTACTATGGAAGAGTGTGATTACATTGTTCATAGACATAAATTTAATAGAAGTCAAGTTCGTGGTTTAAGAAACTTACCTTACTTTGACAAAGATGTTATTAGAGAATGTTTACAACAAGGACCTAATTATGATACTCGTTATTTTGAAGATCAAATATTAAATGACGAAGGAGGTACTGAAACTGATTTTTCTGATCGTTTTGAAATACTAGAATATTGGGGAACAATGGATGCAGACTATGCTCGTGAGGTTGGTATTGATTTACCTGATAGTGTAGACGATTTAGATGAAGTTCAAATTAATGCTTGGGTTTGTGGAGAGTTATTATTAAGAGCTGTAATTAATCCTTTTACACCTCCAACACTACCTTATCATGCATTCCCATACGAAAAGAATCCTTATAGTTTTTTTGGTATAGGAGTTCCTGAAAACATGATAGACTCACAGCAGATTATGAATGGGCATGCAAGAATGGCTATTGATAACTTAGCTATGGCAGGTTCACTTGTATTTGATGTAGATGATTCTGCATTAGTAGGTGGACAGTCAATGGAAATATATCCGGGAAAAATCTTTAGAAGACAAGCAGGAATGCCCGGACAAGCAATACATGGTGTTAAGTTTCCAAATACTGCACCTGAAAATATGATGATGTTTGACAAGTTTAGACAACTTGCAGACGAACAAACAGGTATACCAAGTTACTCTCATGGTCAAACAGGAGTACAAAGTATGACTAGAACTGCATCAGGCATGTCAATGTTATTAGGTGCATCAAGTCTTAACATTAAAACAGTTATTAAAAATATTGATGACTTTTTATTAAAGCCTTTGGGAGAAGCTTTCTTCCATTGGAACATGCAATTCGTAGAAGAAGACTTAGACATTGTTGGAGATTTAGAAATCGAAGCAATGGGTACATCAAGTCTAATGCAGAAAGAAGTAAGATCACAAAGATTAACTATGTTCTTACAAACTGCTCAGAACCCTGCTGTTGCACCTTTTGTTAAGATGTCTAAACTAATCAGCGAACTAGCGTTTAGTCTTGACTTAGACCCAGAAGAGATTCTGAATAGTCCAGAAGAAGCTGCTATTGCTGCACAAATTATAGGAATGCAAAATGCTCAACAAACAACAGGCGAAGAAACTAGTCCCACTGGTCAACCACCCACAGGCATGGGAAGCCCTGAAGGACCACCTACAGGACCAGAAGGACCTGATATTACAGGGTCTGGTGGTGGCAACATCGGAACAGGAATTGTTCCTCAACCGGGGGAAGTGGGCTTTAGTGGAACACCTCGACAAGCTGAGGGATGAAGTTAAAGTAACTTTAGAATCTAAAGAGGATAATTAATATGTCAGAAGTTAAGAATAACGAAATAAGAGAATCATTTAAAAGACTAGGTCCTATAAGTCCTGCCCCTGAACTAATAGAATCATTTGAGAATATTCCTACACTAGAGGAAAGAAAAAATAATATGCTAGATGATGTTATGCTTTCTGTAAGACGTAGAAGAGAATTAATCGAACTAGGTATGCCAGAAGACGAAGCTCAAAAAAGTTTAGATACTATTATTAGTAGAGCAAAAGGATTCGGTGTTACTAGATCAGATGTACTAGGATTAGATGCACAGGTTGTTCAAGAACTTCAAGAAGCAGCATTAGAGCCTTTAAAAATACAAAAACAAGTAGAAGCTCTACAGGGAAATACCGATAGAGTTCCATATGTTAGAGGTGGGATTAGTAAGCTTGCTGAAAAATTAAGTAGAAAACTAAGTTCATTACGAAATGAAAAAGATAGATTAAATAAAGAATTAAGAGAACCTATAGGTAAGAAGAAACAAAGGCAATACGCTAAACAAATTCGAGAAATAGATACTCAAATAGATGATGCAAATGTTGAATTAGCTGAACAATTTGAACTTAAACGTCAAGAAACAACATTTGAAGCTATGGCTCAGTTAGAAGGAGAAAAGTCAGATATTGCAAATCAGTTACGAGCTAGAGGATTTGGTGACGAAAAAATAGAAGAGTTATTAGAAAAAGCATATGAACTAAGAAGTCCTGCTGAATTAGAAGAAGCATTAAGTATGCCTGAACTACCTACAAAACCTGACAGTATAATACCAGAAGGTTCTCGAGAATTTGATAGAGAATTTGATATAATAAGAGATCAAAAACGATCAATTATAAAATCAGATGAAAAAGCACGATTAGCGAAGGAAACAGCTAAATTTAGAGCAGGAAAACGCTTAACAGATTCAGATGAACAGAAACTTACAAAACATTATCACAAAGCTAATGAAAGACGCTTTCCTGATGAAGATGCTTGGGTATTTGAAAACGAAACAAATCCTTCCTATGATCCAGAAGATATGGCAAGACAAATTAAACAATCATATAATGAAATGATAGACGGAACAGCAGAGTTTGAAGATGGTTTTTTTATTACAAATGCTTATGGTGTAGATGGGTGGATGAATTACCAAACTGTTTATGACATATTAGGAAAAGGAAGAACTAAAAAAGCAAAAGGTGGAGAAATGGAAGATCAAATGAATGCTCTTGCAATTTCAGTAGAACCTGCTAGGGTTGAAGAAATGCCTTCTGAAATGTCAGAACAAGAAATGCTTCCTGACGAAGAAATGGAAGAAGATTATGTAGACTATGTAATGGAAGAAACATTGTCTAATGAAGATAGAAATTATTTAATAAGTGCTCTTGAGAAAGACGACAGACTAAGCGAAATATTCGATCAAGTAGTCG